GTCGAGCGTTCCATACTTTGGCCAAGCTTTCCAACACATCAAACGTGCTGCGAAATTGATTTTGTCCGTTGCTGTCAGGATTGTAAAGACCATAGTGGCTGATGCGTGTGTCCTCCAGCTGATTGCTACCTGCATAGTCATCGCTTTTAAAGTCATTGACGTAATACAGGAAGTCGTCCGTGTTCCAGAGATGCGTGGCTCGCGTCTTGTTTAGGCAATTCAACAAGTGATCGACTGTTGAAACTGCGCCTGTATATGCACTGCCGTCATTGTCGTACAGTATGCTTTGCAGATTGCCGAGGTCGTCAGCTGCCGTGAGTGTGTTCTGGATTGGTCGCGCGTCGTATGGTCGCACTACTTGCTCAGGATACAGCACGCCGCCCCACCAAAAGTCATCTGTTCCGTCAGGGTCTTTGCGAATGCTGACGCTGAACCGCTGCTCTGCTGACGTAGCCAACAAGTCCATAAATGTTTCGTGCGCTGTTTCGGTTTCCGTCAAGGTGAACGTAACCTCGCTGCCGATGATGGGCTGGTAACGGTCTTCATTGTTGCCGCTGTATCGCAGCACGAAGCCGTCAGCGCCGAGGTTGAACTCGTAAGCGCTACCAACGTAGTCGCTGTCATGTATGTTTAGGCGCCAGTCGGTGCCTTGGTCGTCAGTAAACTCTGCAAATAGTCGGATCGGGTCAGCCATTAGAAACCTCTTACTCTGTTACGGTCAATTGCATTGCGCTCGCTGGTCAGCAAGATGTCGCGTCCAGAGATGCGGCCAGTCACTTGCACCTGCGTGGCGCCCATCATTTCCTGTAGGCGGTCAAGCGGTGCCACCACCTCGGGGTTGATGCTGCTGGTACCTGAGCCTTCGCCTACCATCGCAAGCGAAGCGCCTGTAAACAGTCCACCGTTCGCCATCATTGGCAGACCAAAGCCGCTGCCTATGAACTTGCCAAGGCCGCCTTTGACCATGCCAGCTGATGGGAACAAGACAGACAGAATCATGAACTGTGCAACCAGCGACGCAAGCTGCATGGCCAATCGCTTGATCATGTCGAGCATCACCTGCTCAAAGGTAGCCGTGCCGCTTGCAATTTGTTGGAAGGCGCTATCTACAAAACCTGCCACGCTTTGCGCCATTGCATTGACGCGGTTCTGTACTGCTGTGCTGGCCGCAATCACCGCATCAATGTCTTCATCTTCCACGATGTCTTCAGGCATGTCAATGTCGACAATGTTGAGCGCAGCAGGCACAGTCACTGCTGGTTCACCTGCGCCACCTCCTCCACCTGCACCACCTCCTGCAGTTGGTAGCAAGTTGGTCAAACCTCCAAGCGTCCTTAGTGATTCCGCCACGCCCTCCTCGGTCAACAGCTGTATCGGCTCGCGCTTCAACTCCTCCTCGATGCCTGTGCGAATGTTCTCGGCGGCCTTTCTGCCAAACTCTGCAGTGCGTTCTGCTGCATCGCTAAACGCTGTACGGACCAACTCAGGAATCGCAGCAAAGTCACCTGTGAAAATGGCCTTAATAATCGCACCAAGGTCTTTGAAGCTCTCGATTACGTTGTTGACGGCAAACGCAAAGAAGTCGAACACGGTTTGCACTGTGCCCTTGATAGCTCCAATGATGCCGCGCACCGCTGCGCTTTCGTTGTACAGCGTGATGAAGTAGTTGGCCACTGCTGTGATTGGCACAGCAACCTCGTCGGCAAAGGTTACAATCGCAATGCCCAGCGCTACGATGGCGCCAACAACTAAGCCAATGGGTGACAGCAGCGCCATGAAGCCCTGTATCAATGACGGCAGTATGACAAGCAACGGCCCCAATGCAGCGGCAATACCTGAGCCAATGACCATGAACCGCTTTGCCTGTGGGCTTAAGTTCTGAAACGCTGCCAGCATATTCTTCAGGCCGTCAATCACTGGTGGCATGAAGTCCATGATGACCTTGCCAAACTCCTCCTGCAGATCACCAAATGCGTTGGCCAGTTGCTTGAGGCCACCCGTGCCTGCCTTCGCTGCAGCTTCAGCACTGCCGCCGTACTGCTTCTCCAGCTCCTCCAAAATGATGCTCTGCGCTTGCGCCATATTGCCCCCCTCTGCTAGCGACTTGATGACCTCCTTTTGGTCCTCGCTGAACTGGATACCTGCGCGGCTCATGGCGCTGAGGTTTGCCACTGGATCGTTGAGCGCCTTACCCAACATAATGCTGGCGCTCTTTAGGTCGCCGTCCAAACGTGTGGCAAGGTTCAGCGCCGCCTCTTGGCTCTTGGCGAACTGGTCGCCTGTGATGTTCGTGAACGTCAACAGCTGCGCCGTCGCATCCTTGAGAATCTCCTCGTCACCAAACAGCGTCTTGCTCTGCAGGTCGCTTGCCATCTTCTGGAGCTGCTTCGAAGTGAAGCCTACACTGGCACCTGTGGACTTTAGGCCTGCCTCAACCTGTGCGATGGCTTTGGCTTGTTGGTCGAATGCTTTAACCGCTGTGAACCCAAGCGCCGCGATTGGCGCCGTCAAGTTCATCGTCATGCTCTTGCCTAGGCGCTTCGTGCTGCGTCCAAAGTTGCGCATCTTGGACATGCTGCTGCCCAGCGCTTTGTCAAACTGCTTCGTTTGTGCGCCTATCGTTACTATGAGGTCATTCAGCTTTGCCATTTGTCGCGCTCTTCAATTACTTTTCTTAGTTCTTCCTTGGTTAGTTTTTTTGCGTTCTGCTTTGGTCCCTCCCAAGGGAATTGCATCATATCCTTTGGTCGCAATTTACGGCCTTTCCGTAGATGGGGCTGCATGTAGATTGTAGCCAGCCACCGCGTGCGCTCCCATTCAAAGCGCTCGGCCATCTCTGCCGTCTCACGGTTGGCCTCTAGCGCTAGGCTCAACTCGCCAAACGTCATGTCCCAGAACGCAGAAGGGGACAAGTGCAGCACACCCATCCCCATCCGAATAACGTCAGGCCACCCTACAGGCTTATCGTTACCGTCTACGCTTTTTTTTCGTTGTATTCCCCGAGCACGTCAAAGCATTGTGTGACGTGTGCAAGCGTGATGTGCTCCTCGAATTCTTGCAGCTCCATGTCAAACTCGACACCTTCAAAGTTGCAACCGCACTCTACGCCCACAAAGCATAAGAAAGCGCAAGCGTCGGCTGAGAGCTTCGAAGGATCTGACAAGCTGAACACGTTGACCTTTGCCTTGCGTTCAAACTTCTTCAGCGCCTTCATCGAGTAGCGCACAGGGTACTCGTTGCCGTTGATTTCAATCATTAAGCAATAGTATCCGTGATAGCACCTGTGAGTTCAAACGTAGCGCTGTACGTCGCTGTATCCTCAGTGCCGCCTGACTGCTCAAGGCTTGTGATAAAACCTGAAGCTGTAAAAGAAAGTTCCCCAGTTGTTTCGTTCGCCTTGGCAAACTTCAACACCAATGCATCGCGGTTTTCCCACGCTGTCCACAGGTCGGTGATGTCCTTGTTAGATGCATCGAGGTAGTCAATCAAACCGCTGCAGCTGATTGAACCTGACTTCAAACCGCCGAGCAGCTCACGGTAGCCCGCGCTGTCCTTGGTTGTGATGTCAATTGTTTCCATGTTGAGAGAAAGTGAGCAGTCGGTTGCTGCTGCGATCAGCGTGCCGCCAATGTACACGCCTAATTCCGTTCCGTTAAAAATGGCCATTTTATTCTGATTCTATAGATTCGTCGTCGGTCTTTTTCTTTGGCGCGTCAAGGTAGCCTCTTTTCTTTAGCTCTGCAGCGAACTCAGACGTCACGCTTGGCGTGTCGCCTTTCTTCCAGTTGTTCCCGCGCAGCTTGCACGCCTTCATAATTGTAACCTTCATGGCTGCAATTTACGGCAAAATCATTGACTGCATCAAATGCCTTTCTTGGCCAGCAGTATCTTTAATTCATTGACAGCGTCCAGCAAGGTGTCCAGCTTCTTCGCCATGTCGTTCTCTCGTTTCTCAAGGTTGATGATGCGCGACTTCAGCACGGTGACCTCTTGGTTAATCTTTGTCCATGCTGCGATGCCTCCACCCAGCAATGCGATGAACTCGAATATCATCGCCGCCGTTATCTGTTCCATGCTCAAATATCGTCAATTTCGAACCAACCGTTTTGCACCATGTAATCATGATCCCGCACCGTCGTCGTGCTGGGTATGATGTGCTCAAACGGAAAGCTGTGATTGGTCTGCACGTATGCGCTCAACTCAAACCGCTCGTCATTGGTCAGCTCAGGAAAGCAAGCGACCAACTTCTCCAGCGTCGCCGCTTCGTGTACGTGGATGAGGTAGTCCGTATCCACTTGCAGCGCGTTCTGTACGCCGTCGGGGTGGACTACGATACCGAACACGGTGGAAGCCGCTTCGCCTTCTGCCTGAATGAGTACGGGCCGCGAGATGTTGTAAAGCTCTCGCGTGATTTGGTACGCTCTTCGTTCGCTTGTCTGCGTGGCGGTTGGTAGAACTATGATGTACTGCATCAGTAGATTGAATAGAAGGTGTTGATGTTGTCCTCGATGTTCGTGCGGTCGGTAGATTTGTCAGAGCTGTAAATAACAATCTCTTGAAGATTGCCATAAACTTGTCGATTGTTCTCGCGTGACATTAACCTGTTAAAACTTGCTACACCGCTTACAGCTGTTGGGCTTTCAGTCGCTATTGTTCCGCTTTGGTAAACATTCAAAGAATTACTTGAGCTTATCGTATACGTATTTAAAAAATATCCAATCGTGGTCAAACTTGAGTGATCATAGTTATTACTACTTACACGGTATCTGACACTGCCCGCCGATGTTATTCCAAACTGGTCTGAGCCTGACTGCTGACCTAACCAGCCGCCATTGACTTGCGGAATGCTTGTAGTATTTATAGCCATAAAAACGCTTTGCGAAGTAATTGAAGAGGTATTGAGATACCCTCCGTCAAAAGTCATAGCAGGCTTTGACCCTTCCGTCACAACGCCCGTCGTGCCGTCGTAAATTTTCGGCATATTCGCCGTCGTCGTTTGCGTGGCGTCGTTTGAGTTGGAAGACTGGTCGTACCAGTAACGAATGAACCCATCGTTTGACCCACAGTGAGCAGCCAAGGCAACCGTGTCAAGCTCTCCAAAAACATTGGGGTAGATGTCGGCGTAGCTTGTGCCGTTCCATACGTTTATCAAAGCCCCTGTATACGTCGAGTCCAAAAGCCGCAAGGAATAAGCAGCCGCCGCCCCGCTGTACGTGTCGAGCAGTGGCGTGTTTTGGGTGAAGTAGTCGCCTATGTTTTCTTCGATGTCGGTGCGGACGCTGGATTTGTTGGATGCGTATGCGATAACCTCCTGAATGTTACCGCTCCAAAGGGTGTCGCTTGAGGGTGTTGAACCGCCGTATCTACCGCCTACACTTGCATAATCGAAAGCAAGTGCAGGGTAAGAAATACTTACACTATCTCCCGCCGTGCCGTTAGCATATACCGACAAATTCGAACCTGTACTTATTGCGGTGTTCAAATGCTGTGCCGTTCCTACCGCCGCGCTACTTTTTGGCAGGCTTGTAGTAGATGTAGAAAAATCTCGAATAAATGCGCCGCTTTTGTTGTCATTTGCCGCCAAGATTCCAATTTGGTCATTTTGCGCAAGTGTGGAATTCGCGCCATCTAAGAGGCTGAAAGTATATTGGAAGCTACTTGTGTCTGAAGTTTGCGCCACGTGTAGCATTGTGAATTGTTGTGCAGTTCCTTCGAATGAATTTTGTGCAACGGTATTATAGAGAATATCGTCACTACCATCAAATTGCACCGCCACCTTGCCGCCCTCCTTCACCAACGCGCCACCCGTGTAAATCGTTGGCTCTGCTCCTGTACTCGGTGCGGTCGCTGTATTCCCGTTTCCTGATTGGTCAAGCCACTGATACACCGTGCAGGAAGTGCCTGAACAGAAGGTTTCAATGGCTGCCTCGTCGATGTTGCCTGAACCGTCGAAGCCTATGGTTTGAGTTGTCGAATCCGAAGCCCTGCGAATTACCATGCAATCGGTTACGTTGCCATTCAGCCGCCGCGTGGAGTACGCCGCTTCCGCGCCGCTTCCGTAGCTCTCATTTAAGAGACCCGTAAACGATGGAGCCGCTGTTACCTCTTCCCACGTTTGAATCAACGTAAACGGTGGAGTGCCGTAAGTGTCTCCGTCCCTGAAGCCTTCGAACGTGCTTTCCGTTGCGCTGTATGCTGTATCGTCTGCAAAGGTGTGGATCAAAGTAAAGTCACCAATGACCGCCCCGCTTTCAAGGAAGCCCGCCTTTTGGTAAATCTTGCGCTTGATAACCTTGCCCGCTGTAGGCGTGTCGCTTTCTGGGTCTATGAAGATTCCATCCCCGTCAGCCTTGACCGTATACACGCGCTCGGCAAATGGCGTAATTGCTTGCTTGTTAACTTCCGCTTCATCTTCAAAGCGGTTAGTAAAATTCGGAAGCGACTTAAATACATTGGCCGCTCCGTCAAAAATCAAAGCCTGATTACCCGTAGGCGTGCCCGCTATCGTTACGTCGCTCAGGTCGTTCAATGCGCTGGGTACTGCGCTGGTGTCTGCTTTTGCATTGAGTGCCGTTTGCGTAGCTGTAGAGACGGGCTTATCGTCGTCGCTCGTGTTATCTACGTTGCCCAATCCAATATCTGACTTATGTACCGTATCGTTTACCCACTCCTGACCGTCATACATCAAAACCTCGCGGTCTTCTAACAAACCTAAATTAACGTCAGTCAAATCGTTCAGCTGTTCAGCGCCGCCCGCGTCGTCTGCCGCTTCCCAGTTGCCCGTGGTGCTGTTGTATGCAATCAGCTGACCGTTAGTGACGCCGCTCACATCTACGTCGGAAAGGTCGCCAAGCTCTGCACCCGTCACTGGTGTGCCTAACGCTATCTCGATGTCGTCGCGCTTGATGCGAAAGGTGAACTTTAGCACCTGACTGTATCGGCGTGGGTCGTATTCAATCTCGACATCAACGTCATTGAACTGCACGCTTTCTACATTGACGCCGTTGTACGTTCCGCTCACGCGATCCAGTGCAGCACGGACTGCTACGCCTAAGTCAGCAGCTTCGTTGTAGCTGTCGGCATAGCACAGAAATTCAAACCGCACCTCGTCAAGCTTAGAGGGTCCGTCGTGCGTATCCTCTGGCGCTACGCTCTGCAGCTGGTAAATAACAAAAGGCGTGACCGCTTCCTGCTCTGCAATCTCTGGAAAGATGCGTGTGCCTACGATGTCAGTGACGCCAGAGTTGGCGCTCAAAATTCCATATACTGCTTTGCCTGCGTTCATTTCTTCTTTGCTTTTGCTGCCTTGTTTATCGCCTTCTGGTACTTCGTTCGCATCATAGTAAACGCTTCGTTGCGCTTGTTACGTATCGAGCGTTCAAAGACGCCCTTGTTTCTGCCTTCGCCAAACTTGCCGTCACCGCCTTCTACAATATTGGCAAACCATCCGTCAGAATCAAGCGGCATGCGGCGCCCTACTCGTGGACCGACCCAGTACGTGTTGGCCTGCTTGTCAATCAACCAAACGCGCACCGAACGGTTGAGCGTGCCGATCGGAATATCAAGGCCTTTCTGCTTGCCTCGGCGTATACGGATAACTTCACGCGCGTCCTTGATGTTTGTCTGCATCTCGTCCTTGTACACCTTGCCAACCGCGCGGTGGATACGTCGCTGCACGTTTTTGTCGGCGATCTGCTTGCGCATGTGCTCCAGCTGCTTCATCAGCGGCTTGACGTCTACGCCGATACCTTCGAAGCCAGTACCTGCGCCCTTCATTTCTAAGCTGCCGCGTGCCATCAGGTTCCAGTAATTTGACAAAGCAGCACAAGCTGGTCCTGTCGGCCAACCTCCTCGATGCCTTGGATGTTGTAATACTTCGAATTGTACACCACGCGGTCGTCAGCCTTAATGCCTCGGCTGTCGCTGCTGCTGCGAATCTTAAAGCGCACGCGCTGCACGGGCATGTCCTGATCCGTAGTAATGCGCTCGGTCATGCCTTCGCCCGTCTTCATCAGCTCGGCCCATACGGTCAGCAAGGTACTCCACGTCTGCACGCGCTCGCCGTATGCGTTCGTGCTCGTGGTGTATCGTTCTACCGTAATGCGTCGGTCGCTCTTGCCTATTCTCATCGGTCAGAAATTACGCGGTAAGGATTCAGCAAGCTGTGGATGAGGTTGGGCACTTCGCTGGTGATAGTACCCACCACGACAATGTTGCGATTCTCATAGAAGTGTGCCACGAGCAGCTTGATCGCGTGAATCAAACCGTCAGGCACCTCGGCCTCAAGGTACCCCAATTCCATGGTTACCTGCACGCCGTTGCTTGTATCTGGGTGCACAGTCGGCGGTGAGATAGTTGTGATGCGTGCGGGCTTGCGCTTCAGGTCCGTGTAGTATTGCGAGGTGCTCAAGGTCAGCGTCGTGCTCGGTGTGTTGTTGTAGACGATGCTTGTGATGCTGCGAACAGGTCCCACGGGTATCTCCCACGTACCACGGAACTCGTCGAGATACATGACCGCCGTGACGTCGCCCAGCTGCACGTTGCAGTAGTTCTGCACGTATTCGATGGCCGCGCTGCGTAGCGCCTCGATCAGCGTGTCTTCGTCGCTGTGGTCTACGCGCAGGAATGTCTTGAGGTCGGCGGTGCTGACGATGCTGGACTCTGCAGCTGCGCCAGTAATCTCTAAAGTGTAGTACATGGGTGCAAGATAAAAAAAAGGCCCCGCATGGTTGCGAGGCCCTTTCTCATTCAATCAATCTACTCTTATGCGTCGGCGTTTGCAATAGTGGCGTTAGCCATTACCATAGCACCGAGCGAACCGCTGCGTCGAACTTTTGCGTCAAAGAAAGTGTCAACTACAATCTTGACAGTCCCTGCTGAGATGCCAGAGAATGGGTCAACAGTTACGTCGAGGCCGCCCCAATTAGCGTAAAACATGTCAGTCCAGTCACCGTAGTAACCAAAGTACACAGCAGTCAAACCGTCAGCTGCAACAGCTGCCGCGCCTTCAATCAAGTTGTCGCCCTCTACAGCAGACAAATTTTGAACTGGTACAGAACCGCTGTTCAACACGTTGTAGCCAAAGATGGCACCGTTCTCAATCAATGGCGATACGCTGCTAACATTTGGCTGACCCAAAAGGTGTGCGTATGTGGTTGGGTGAAAAACGAACGCGGTGTTATTCTCTGCACCGTTTGCCGTGATGGCTGCCCACAAGTCGCGGATGTCCTCAGCGTCAGTTGCAGCCAAGTCATTCGTACCTGATTCAGTAGCCAAAACGATTTGACCAGTACCACCTGCCAAGTCGGCTGCACCACCAACACCGCTGATGCTGTTGAGTGCAATCTTGTCCTGCACGTTGGCGATAGATCGGCCAAAGTCAGCAGCAATCACAGCGGCCATGTTGCCGTTGGTTTGGTTGATAGCCTCCTTGGTCACGATCATCTGCTGCGCGATGCGCTGCGGTGACAATGTCTGTGCACCCATGGCGCCAGTGTTGCCAGTTACAGAAGCACCTTCTGCTGGTTCCTCTGCTGCGTCAGTTGGCAGTGATGGCAGCTTGATGTCACCAACAAAGCCGTTGAGCTGTGTGGCTCCAGTAGCTGCGAGCAAAGAGTTAGAACGCAAAGCGCCAACCAACTCAGTCACCTCAGTGGCTACAGTTGTAACTGCATCAGCTACGCCTGCTTGTCCTGAATCCACACCGTATACGTTACGAGCCTCAACCAACATGGATTGTGGAATGCTGAAGTCGCCGCGCAAGCCGAGGCCCAAGGCGCTGGCTTCCTTGCGTGCTTCCTGCATCACCTCCTTTTCGAGGCCAGTCACGCCACCTTGTGCAGCTTCGCGCAAAGCCTTACCAAAGTCAAACTTGGCGTTGGCCTTGATTGCTTCCTTGTCGCTTCGTACAACGGCATCTTGTGCAACGGCACGAGCCTTGAGGCGCTGTTCGTTTTTTGCCAAGCCGTCGCGCTGCTGTTCAGCGGCTTCGAGCTTGTTGTGGATGTCTTGCGTTTCTTCCAATTCCTCAGAAGTCAACGCTCGCTCCTCGGTTTCTGCGAGGGCGTTGATGTTGGCCAACTTGTCCTCCAGCTGAGAGATGTAGCGGGCCGCATCATTTGAGTTGCGAAAATTCATAATCTTTATTTGTTTTGCGGGCTTACTCTCCGCTGTTTGCTCAAAGGTACGCACTTCCTGCTTTTCAGGTTGCGCCTCCGATTTCGTTTGTACTTCTTCTACTGGCTCAGGCTTGACCTCTGCCATCTGCCGCGCCGCCACCGTCGTGGTTGGGTACGCTGGGTAAGTCACTGGCGACACGTCGAGCAGGCGCGCCATCTTCGTCACGGTGCGTGTGCTGCGGTCCTCGCTCCACTCCTGCTCGGCGATGGTAAACGCAAACGATGACTGCGTGATGTCGCCGCGCTTGATCAGCTTGTACAGGTCGCGCCCGTCTTGCGTGTCGGCCAAAGCTGCACGGTACTTGAGGCCCGTGTCGTCGACGCTCAACTCTAGCG